CCCTTATTAGGGAATATAGATACAGTGACCTTCCGTTGTTTAGAAAAATTAAATACAGGCTTATACCCTCGACTTGGTTCATTATGAGATTCAATATCAAAATATTGATTATTGAATTTTATAAATTCAGCTTCCATTTGAAATTGAGGATTATGAACATCTTTAATAAAGTCTAAGACTTTTAAAGGGTTGTCAATAACCTCTCTTCTCTCGGGATCTAATTTATAGAAAGTTAAGTTCGTAGTTAACGAAATTAACTCCTCACGATGTTTCAAAAGAGTAGATAATTCTAAATCTGCGAAAGTTTTAGATAAGAAGAATTTCTTCGGATCTGCGACTAACGCGTTTAAATACATTATCGGATATTTTGCCAAAACCATCGGTTTTATAGAGTCATGAGTCATATCTATATCTAATCCTAATCTTAATAATTTAAGATTGGGGTAAGAACCATTTTTTTCATTGAAAAAAATATTAGATAAAGTAGAAAGCTCCAAGAACATTTTCTTAAAGTAAGAAAATTCTGAGGAACTTCAATATTGACGCTCGTGAAGAGACTTTGGTAATTCCAAAGATAACTTCTTATCGAGTGTTCAGTACTTATAAAACTCTCTTAATTGAGGACTTGTAATAAGCCGATCCAAAATATTTAGTCTATTAGGGATTAAAGGAAAATTCATAACATGATCATGAAGTTTTTTCACATCATGTATTAATTTAACTTTAAAACAAACAGAATTAACTTCTGCAAAAAACCTATCTTGAATTGGTATTAAAGTTATATCAAATTCCTTAGTTAAAAGAAATTTCTTTACAACTTTAGATATTAATCCTGGAGTCATCCAGTTAATATTTCTACCAAAAAAAGATAAAGGTTTATCCCTTTTGGTAATTAAGGATAGGACATTACTTAGAGAGAGAACCCCATTTTGGTAAGATTGTGTAATATAACCAATTAAAGGATAGATTCGATCTTGAGTTTTATCTCCAGATCTTCTATTTCCAATAATTAGTAACTTCCACAAATCCTTACCTCAAGAATTATTAACTAAACGAGTAGTGACAGCTAATCGACCAAAGAAATTATTAGACATTAATAACTCTTTGAATGATAAAGCTGAAACATCAACTCCATTAACGGAGGTTCGCTTAGCAAATTCTAAAACAGGGCGATCATTAGATATTATAGATTTAGACAAGTTTATAGAGACACCAAGGTGCTCACAGAGCAATTGATATCTCGTAGCTACATCTTTATCAAATAATACTAAGTCATCACCTAAAATGACATAATCCAAATACCATTCGTTAAATCTTCTTTTTCCTAAGTAATATGCTATAAATTGTATCATCATATGATGAACAAGATTTAACATAGCTCAGGAGGAAAGGGCACCCATTGGTTGACCGACAGAATAACGAATATTCTGAGAATCAATACCATAATTATTAGTAGAGATAAAATAATCTCTATC